GTGAATAGCCATGCAGTTACGCGATAACTAAACATTCTTGCAATTGTTCTTTTACGTGTTTCCATTATTTTTGTTGCGCTGGCAGGATGTAATCGTACTTAGCCATTCCGCTGTCTACTGAAATTTTCATAGCACCTTGATCTGTAATGCTCATGGTCTTGTCACCGTCAAGACTTAAAATAGCAATAGTTTGCGAAACTGGCCACGCCCATGTATGTGTTAGTTTACCAGAAATACCGTGTTCAAATGTAAACGAACCTGCGTGTGTGTTTAGATCACCGAAGTAAAAGTTAAGATTTCCATCCTCAGTTTTAACTTGGAATACAGTTTCTTCGCTGTGTGCACCTGCCATCAGCTTCATACGTGCAATAGATGCCATACTAGGATTAACATTAACATCCCACGACGAGCCTTTAAACTTTACGCTTTTAAGTTTTTCTTCAATGATTGCACGATTCATAAAGCGATAATCATTCTGGAAGTCGCCAGCTTTGTTTTCAAAGTGAATGTGAGTTGGAATTTTTTCGCCATTGCGTTCTGCTTGAACAACTTCGATAGTGGCATTTTCACGATATTCTGGGTTCTTTAAATGATATGCAAGTTTGTTCAAGTCTGGCATACCAAATATGCCAATAAATTCGCCAACTGGCGTGTGTGTAGTTGCTGTCATAATGACGCTTCTGTCATCAGCCATTGATTCGATTGTAGTGGTATCTTCTGCTGTAACTTTAAGTGTAGTAACGAAGCCTAACGAATGTGTATGGCCTACGATGTCTTGTAAAATGTCTTTCATGTATATCTCCGATTATTACTTTAATTTTAACTGCTAGTGCCTTGATTGTCAACAGATTTTTTTGTATCACTACACCAAAAATTTATTGTAGCTATATGATCGTCGGTGTATGCTACATGATATTCTACTCCTAGACGACTAACAACATCAAGAAGTTCTTTAAGTGTTACTGTATTACTCATGCTGATATTTTTGCCTCCTGAAAGTAGCATAGCCTCTCCCAAGTGTCACGCCACCCTTTTACTTGATAGGTGTGTTTAACTAATTTAGCAAGTGGTTCGTCATTGCCGCCTGGCATGGTTTTATCGCCAAAGAAGTAAAGTTTATCTTCTTTTAAGCTAAAGTCATTGATTATTTGTGATTTGTCCCAACCAACCGGATAAATGTCAATGCCTGTATCGCCACCAATTTTAGCCATAATATTATCGCCGTACATCATGTTAAATTGCAGTGCAATACTTTCACGCTCGCGATGTTGTAAATCATGCTCTACATACATTTTACGCTCGCCTAGTGTAGCGTTGCGTCCTACAATACTAAAGTTTACAGTACCCGGACGTTCTTCCAAATGATTACCTGTGCGCAGTGGAAAACTGCTGACTTGTAACCAACTTTGTAGTAGTGTTTTACATTCGTCTGGCAACTTCCAGTTTTTTCGGTGAATGTTTTGGCCACGACTCCAAACATCATTGCCGCTACAGTTGTATACTGCATTAACACTTTCAACAATTTCTTGTCCGAGCTGTTCTACTGTTTTAACATAGTCACTGCCAGTAACAAGATACACTTCATTGTCTCTGCAAAAGTGCAAGAAAAATTCAGCAAATTTTGTATCTATGCTTTGTCTGCTCGGAGTTAACGTTCCATCTACGTCAAAAATAAATTTATTCATCCACACCTCTATGCTTATGGTTTTTATCTTCAACAAAGCGCCAACAGCCCTCTGTTTTCAATGTATTTAGATCATTTCGTAAAAGAGTGTTCTCCATTTGGAGTTGTTCCATTTCACTTTGCAATGTCCATATTTGTTCTTGCAGCCATTGAATCTGCTCTGACATATCAGTCATTTGGTTTCTCTGCGGCTGCAACTCGTTTACGTAACCCACTTGTACTAAATCTGTGGTCACGTTTGTTGAAGTGTAATTCTATTCCACGCTTGCGACACACATCTTTGCCTGTAAATTCTTTTTCGCGATATTCTTCACCTAAAAATCTTACATCTATTTGAAACAATTCGAGTATATCAATAACATCTTCTTCAGTTTGATAAGGAACAATCTCGTCGACAAATTTTAAAGCATTAAGTTGTGCATATCGTTCTACTAGTGTTTGTACTGGTTTATTCTTTTCTGTGGGACGATCTATTGTAGGATCTGTTTGTAACCCTACAATTAAATAATCACAATTTGCTTTGGCTTCACGTAACATACCGATGTGACCGGCATGTAAAAGATCAAACGCCGAAAACACTATTCCAATTCTTCCGTTATTTGACATATTTTGCTTTTCCTTTTTTAATCCATCGATTAATACATTGTCTTGAAACTTTCAATTCGTTAGCCGCAGCAATAACACCGGGATATATAGCGTCATTTATTTCTACTGGAGTTTGTCTATTTTCTAAAGGTTTTCCACGTTTTGATTCCATTGCTCTGGCATGATTTTCTTTCCAACTTTCAGGCGGGTTTTGCCAAAAATCTTTATTGCCTTCTCTAATGCGTTGTTTAACTTCTTCGCTATGTGTATAATCAGCGGGACGAGTTGCTTTGCCTTTTTTGGCTTTGCTAATATTTTTGCTCCATTGCTTACGCTGTTCTTCTGAAGCATTACTCCAAGCATTGCTCATGCCTTGTTTCCTTTTAGCAATAACTTCTTGTTTATATTCTTCGTCTGCTCTAGCAAGTGTATCTCCGCCGGTTCCGCCTTTTGCTATATTGTAAGTAGGATCGCGAGTTTCGATAAACATTACTTCGGCATTATTTAGGTCTTCTTCTGTGTTGTAAGTAGATAATACTACAACTTCAAAGTTTTCTCTACCATATTTTTTTAATGCTTGCTGTAATATCATTCCGCTACCGTAATATGTTTCATTGAACTCGCCTTGTTTCTTTCCTATATAGGTTTTACCGTTTACAAGATTCTTTGTTTCATAAATGTATCCAAACATAGTGTTCTCCTAATACATTTATTTATCAAACGCACTGAATGTAATGCCTACTTTCATATCAATTAACTCCAGTCAAACAAGCTGTTAAATGTAGTGTTTTGTTTTGTGCTTTCTAAATCATAATCCAACGCACCAATCAAGTTATCTAGCTTGTTATCAATAATAACTTCTTCCATTGCCTCTGAATCGAACGGAAGTTCTTTAAACCAGTCCGGCAATCTTAGCTCGTCTGTGGGATATGCAACGCTGGTGTAATTTAACGGATTTTGTTTTAGTTTACAAACAATAACTTTCATACCGTCTACAATCTCCAACGAATACTTGTCGCCGTTCATGCGCTTTAGCGTATTCCAATTGATGCTTGCTCTAACATGCCCAGGCATGTTTGCTTTACCCTTTTTTTCTTCTTCACGCTGATAAAACGCAATTTTGTTTGCACGTTTAGGAGAACCTTTTTCGTATCCTGGGCGCTCTTTGAATTCTCTTCTAAACTGTGTAATACTATCCAATAGCTGTTTTTCATCAGCAAGATCCAATACCATGTCAAGCAATGTTTTCAAAAAGTCTTGCATAAACACTGGAGTATCAGATCTTTTAAGATCAAGACCCATTGCTTTAACTTTACCTTTTTTGCCGCCGGTGTCTTTACGTTCACCTTCTAGATCGTACACTCTAACTGCATAACGTTTTTTAGTAATAAACAGTCCAGTATCTGCAACTACTTCTCTACCCGCTGCAATAACTTCTGCTCTGCTTTTTGGACAATGAAACGCTCGTCCCATAAAGTCGCTAAAACTTAGGTTTGCTTCATCGCATATCTGATCATAAAGTGTAGTAACACTTTCTTTTGTCCACGGAATACGTCCTGACTGAATGTCGTCTTTGAGCACAGGATATGCACTGAAATAAACAGAGTCTGTATCACCGTAGATAATACTTTTGCCTACGTGATCATATGATCCAGTGATAATTTCGTTTACCTTGGCTGCCATGTGTTTGGCAATTTGTCTACCAGTTAGTGTAGTACTTTGTCCGATACGCTTATCGAAAAATCTGCAACCTGGGTTAAGAATAGCACCGTACAAACTATTGAGGTTAATTTTCTTAACCAATTGACGTTTATCCCAGAACGCAATTTCTGTTTCGTTTCCGGCTTCGATTGACTTCTTTTTCTTTGCTTGTAGTTCTTTACGTTCACTGTACCAACGCTTTAGCAAGCCAGGAACGATTCCTTCTTTTTCATATGTAAACACAGTACCATTTGCACTGATCATCCACGGCTGGTTGCTGTCAAATATCAGCTTGTATACTTCTGCTGCACTTAGCACATGACTTTCGCCACTTTCCAAGTCCAGCGTTAGCATGATATCTCTGCGTTGTTCCATGATAGCTTCGTATTCTTCTGCTCCGAATCTACCTTCCCAACTGCTTGCAAACGACATTTTCTTTAGAGTAGTATCTTCGTGGATACGAGCATCGGAAATATCTAGTCGAATTTGTCCAATGATTGTTTCTGGAGCCATGTTCATTGCACGAATCACACTCGGGTACAAGCTGTTCAAGTC